TAGCTACCTCTTCTTCGGTAAGTTGTTCTACTTCCTGTAAAGCCTGGTCTTTGACATCTTCTTCTTGAATTGTTTCTTCTCTGATGATGTCATCTCCTGGTATCTCTTTATCCAGCTCATCTTCTATGACTTCCTCAACATCTTCCTGTATTGGCTCATCCAAAACTTCCTCTGTAATCTCTTTAACTTCTTCATCTAGTATCTCCTCTATAATTATTTCTTCTAGTTCAAACTCTTCTTCCTCAAACTTAAACTCTTCTTCAAGTTCCTTGACATCAATCTCAAGTTCCTTATCAACAACAATCTCTTCTTCCAAAGGTTCAAATTCTTCCACTTCATCTTCAGACTCCAGGTCCAATACCATATCATCATCTTCGTAAAACTCTTCTTCGGTATCGTATTGTTCTTCATCTTCTTCAATAATATCACAATCACCACGCTCTATCTGTGCATCAGTCATATAGCAGCCAAACTTTTCTTCATTAGCTTTACGCTCATTATCACGCTCTACTGTGCCATCTTCTAGTTCGTGTTCTTGATACTCACCAATAGAACCATCATCCATTACAACCTCAAACTTTTCAGGTTCAGGTGGTGGAGGTGGTGGCTCAGGTGGTGGTGGAGGTAAAGTTGTAGTAGTTGTTGTAGTGGTAGTAGTTGTAGTAGGCATAACATACTTAAAAGATATGTCATCTAACAATGACCAGTCATTAATTCTTATTGTAAAACTTTTTATAAAAGTATCTAAGGTATCGTAAATGTTATACACAACTGTTTCTAGCATAGTTTCTAAGTTAGAGTTGCTCTGTGCTTCTAATACATTCTCTTGTGTAGTTTCATCTGTATGTGTATAAGTAACTGTACCTTCATTGTTTAAAGCACCTATAGTAAAACCTACTTCGTATATTTCTATCTCTAATTCTTCTTCATCTACTGTTGTAGTTTCAGGTAATATAAATGTGTAGTCTTCACTATCGTTTCCGTGTTGCAAATAATGTAAATTCATACAAAAATCTGTACAACCAAACTGACCATCATAGTGATTGTTAATTGTTATATTATTTTCTACTTCATTACCATCAAGGTCTAGCTCATCTTCAGGTATAACCATATCTGTTGCTTGTTCATAAGTAGGTATAGTCGTAGTAGTTGTAGTAGATGTTGTAGTAGTTGTGGTAGTTTCTGTAGTTTCTTCTTCTACTTCCTCTTCTTCTACAGGAGGAGGACCATCAAAAGTTTCTACTTCTTCGGTTTCTCCTGGGATAGTAGTAGTAGTAGTGCTAGTAGTAGTAGTGGTAGAAGTATCTGTAGTATCTGTATTGTTTTCATTAGCATATAAAGGTAATGGTAGCAGTAAAATTACTGCGAATAGGATTCGCAGCATTACATTACAATCGCTGCAACAACTCCACCCAGTGCTACAAGTAGCGTTAATACTTTGTAAAACTCTGCTTTATCTAGTTTTGCATCTAGTTTTTCTTCTAATCTATCAAGTCTTTCAATGACCATATTGAGTAATTCCTTCTGTGTGTAGCCATTGTTGTTTGTCATTTATGGTAAATCCTCTGGTCTTGTTATCCAATCCCATTCCTCATCCCAGTTGTGGTCTATAATAAGTGTTTCAGATGTGCTTAAATACTGTAGTAATCTGTATATTTCTTTAACTATAAATCCAAATATAAATCCAACGAGATAATCCATAATACGATTGTATCATAGGATTATTTTTTATTATGTATCTCCTAGTCTTTCAAATATAAAAAATGTTTCTTTCATACCATCTAAAGTTCCAGTAAGATAACTTCCAGAACCAATACTTGCAGCAGTAAATTTAACTTTATCATTAGATGTATTTGTTATATCTAACAACACTTCAGATGAAGCACCACCACCTAATGGAGATGTTGAACTGTTATTTCCCATTTTTGCAATAGCTACATCATCTGAAGTAGAAAAATTATCATCTGTTGCAACTGTCTTAACTAATATTGTGTCAGCAGTATTATTTACAGCGTAAATATGACAAGTAACTTTCCATTTACCTGTGCTAGGAAATGAAAATATACCTGAACTTTCTGTCATACCTGTACCAATATTAGTAACAAGTGTTCTACTAGCAGCAGTTTCTCTTGCTAAGTTAGATGTTATATCACCATCTGAAGTTATATTAGAAGTTAATTCATAACAATCATAGGTCTTAATACCTTCTGTAATAGCAGATACATCTACGCCATCTACATTACCATCTTTAATTAATACGCTATCAATGGTTACACCAGCAGCAGAAGTCTTTTCTGATATAGTATCTACTTTAAGTTCGCTACTCATTTACGAGTTCCCAACCCTGTGTGTTATCTCCTTGATACGCATTCTCGTTCCAAATGTAAGCATTACCATCATCTGGGTAAGCAATAGGTGCTTCCCATACCCAGTTAGATGAAAGTGTCCAGCTACCATAAGGTTGTGGTCCATAAAATACATCATTATCTGAATCATAAGTAAACCCAATACCTGCATAGTTACCTCTAAAAGGTGTACCATCTAGCGTATGTGTGTTAGCTACTGTATTGTAAGAAGTTCTTTTACAAGTCTGTCCTCTAAAGTCTGCATACCAGGCTTCCCAGTCTGCAAAACCTTCTGGTAAATCAGTATTGTCATCTTCATCTTTACCTACAATAACTTCTGTTACTATGTTGTTTTCGTTTATAAATGCGTAATGTGCCATATCTATCTCCTATTATACACAACTGTTAAGGTCTTGTTATTTTTTAAAACTTTCATTATGCCCAGCTCACTGTTCCTGTTCCTGCAGTAAATACTGTTACTTTATTAGACCCTTCTGTATCTGTTGTAGCTGTTAAACCTGCACCAACAGTAATAGTTTTAGTGTTAGGGTATCTAAGTATAACTACACCAGAACCACCAGATGTTCCAGCACCTGGTACACCACCACCTCCACCACCTGTGTTAGCATCACCACTATCGTAACTTGCATAATTAGTACCATCATTTGTATTATCAAATCCATCACCACCACCACCTTTTCCACCATCACCTGGGTTGCCTGTAGATTGGTCACCATTAGTTCCACCACCACCACCTGCATAATAAACATCAGAACCATCTATTTCTCCAACATTTCTAGTATTAGCATTAGAAGAACTTAAAATATTACAAACTACACCTACTCCACCATCTCCACCTGAATTATAGTCTGTAGAACTTTGTCCAGCAGCACCAGCTCCTCCTCCACCACCACTTGTAGTTCTTTGATATGCAGAGCCACTATGAGCGTTACCACCTGCGTAACCTTGATTGGCAGTACCAGCTCCACCTGATGTATTAGTTTGAGAACCTCCACCACCAGAACCTCCAGAAGCTGCTGAAGTATTTGGACTAACTCTACCTCCGTGTCCTCCACCTGTTGATGTTACTGATGAAAATATAGAGTTACTACCACTTGCTTGTCCAGAACCACCAGCACCTATTGTTACTGTTACATTTGTGCCATCTACAATAGTTAAAGCAGTTTCTAAAGACCCACCTCCACCTGTATTACCTACAGTTGAACGAAGCCCTCCAGCTCCACCTCCACCACCATAGTAATAATTTGTTCCTCCACCACCTGCAACAACTAAGTAATCAACTGCTGTTACATAAGTAGTATCAGAAGTAGCTACCCAAGCAACTCCATTATGAAAATCTATTGTTCCAGTTGTAGAATTAAATATTGTATCTCCAGCTTGTGGGCTAGATAAAGCATCTCTCTGTGTAGTTGTGTATGTTTTTAATTTCAAGGGGTCATCAATAGACACATTATTACCATCATTTGTTGAAATCTTATTTGTTTTTAATTCACTCATATTATCCTAACTAAAACTAATTGTTCCTGTTCCTGCTGTAAAAGTTATTACTGTGTGGTCACCATCTGTAGCAGAAGAACTTGTTAATCCTGCTCCTACAGTTATTGAACCATCTGTAGTTAAATGTCTTAAAATTACTACACCACTACCTCCAGAACCACCATTACCACCATTTTGTCCTTCACCACCACCACCACCTCCAGTATTAGCTGTACCATCAGCAGAAGCACCATCACCATTACCACCTTGTCCACCACCACCAGAACCTCCAGAACCAGCAGTAGAACCAGGTTCTCCACCACCACCTCCACCACCAGCTCTAGTTACAGCAGAACCAGTTATTGATGAGCTTGAACCTGCACCACCATTACCACCATTACCAGAAGCACCAGGACTACCTCCACTAGCACCTGCTCCACCACCTCCAGCACCACCATAAGTAACACCTCTAGTAGCAGTACCACCAGCAAAACCTTGTCCACCAGTTCCAGCAGCACCATTTTGGTTACCAGTAGTTCCTGTTCCAGATGAACCACCACCACCAGAACCACCTGTTGAAGGTGCACTATCAAAGTCGCCACCACCTCCACCACCAGTTGTACTTATAGTTGCAAAAACACTACTTGCTCCTTGACCAGCAGTACCAGAAAAACCAGTACCTGCACCACCAGCTCCAACTGTTACTGTGTAACTTGTTCCTTTTGTTGCAGTAAATGGATTTTCATCATAATTAGGAGTACCACCACTATCTTCGTTATTAAACCCAACACGATAACCACCAGCACCTCCAGCACCTGCGTTACCAGATGTACCAGAACCAGAGCCACCACCTCCACCTGCTATAACTAAATAGCTAACAGATAATAAAGTAGAACCAAATCCTTCCCAAGCAGAACCATTGTATATTTGTGGTTTACTTGTTGTGCTGTTATAAATCATATCTCCAGCAGCAGAAGTTAAAGCATCTCTTTGTGTTGTGGTGTATGATTTTAAATTTAAAGCATCATCAATAGAAACATTATTACCAGAGTATTTACCTATAGAGTTTGTTTCTAGTGTACTCATTAAAAATCGTTCCAGTCGCTTCCATTGTAAAACTGTAATTTACTGTCTGTGGTGTTGTAGATTATGTCACCAGCAGCACTTGTTAGTGCATCTCTCTGTGTTGTTGTATAAGATTTTAAATTCAAAGCACAGTCAATAGCAACATTGTTGCCAGATACTTTTGATATTGTGTTTACTTTTACATTAGCCA